TGGTGATTTCAAACTTTTCGATAAGCAAATGTGTGCACTTCTGATTCTTTCTGCTTTTGAGATACTTGTTGTTATCTCAAAGGCGGCTGGATTTACAGATTTGGACATACAGATCATGTGGTGTATTGCTTATGACATTGCATTCCCAACTGTTGATTTTAATGGTGATCTCTTACAATTTTTTGGAACAAATCCATCAGGACATCCCTTGACCGTGATAATAAATGGTTTGGTGCATGTTCTGTACATCATGTATGTATTTGATGAATTGGCACCCAGTGAGGTGCCAGTGGAATTGTTTCGAGAGAAAGTAAGTTTGATTACTTATGGTGACGATGGACTAATGTCAGTTTCAAATGACTGTCCATGGTTTAACCATACAACGATTTCTCAATGTTTGGCTAAATATGGTATTCAATATACTATGGCCGATAAGGAAGCTGAGAGTGTACCTTACATCCCATTTGATGAATGTACATTTCTTAAAAGATCTTGGCGATTTGACCCTGATATTGGAGCATATGTTGCTCCTCTTGAAGAGAGTTCAATTGTCAAGATGCTGACTGTTGGCGTAGTGTCGAAGACCATTTGTGCCGAAGCTAGAGATATCGCTGCAATTTCAACAGCAGTGAGAGAATACTTCTTCTATGGGAAGGAGGTGTTTGAAGCCAAAACTAAGATGCTCAAAGAGATAGCTGATGAGTGTAATCTTGGTGTTTGGGTTGAATCAAACACTTTTCCTAGTTGGAGTACCCTAAGGGAGAATTTTTGGGCGAATTCTCGTCACGTACATTTAGATCGCGTGATTTAGAGCTCAAATTGACCTGGGAAGGTCATTAAATATATCTCCACAAAGAAGTGGTTAAAATTATATACTGGTGTGGGTAATCTCCCCCAGATATTTTTATATTGATTTCCTGCAATTTTAGAGGTTTCCGGTTCTGTGGAAAATCGGATAGTAGTCTGTCGGTGCGAAAATCGACAGACCCTGTGGAGGGGTATACTCCACCTGTTGCTATGTATGGTAGTAGCTGCAGTATTTTACCTAGGTCTAAGGATCCGTTTAGACACTCAGATTTTGAGTGGATTGACCCCGGCCTATTGGATGGTTCGCATAAGAAATTTGTTGCCCGAACTCGATACCGTTTTCAGCTTCAGTCTACGCTTATCAATGAACCTGGACATGATTCTGCCCTTATAAAGCAGGAGAATGTCCAATTCGTTGATGAGTCTACTGGGCTGAAGGTTGGTATTGATGAGAGTTATGATGGTGTTTCAGCGTCTGATCAGACGACGAACACTAGCTTAACAGCATTTCTTAATCGGCCTGTGCGTATTGCCTCATTCACGTGGAATGAGGCGGATCCAGTTGGGACGACACATACTTTTGCTCCTTGGCATTTGTATTTTAATGATGCTCGCATAAAGAAAAAAGTAGATAATTTTGCTTTTATTCAATGCAAGCTGAAAGTCAAAGCTCTGATCAATGCTTCTCCATTTTATTATGGTGCTATGATTGGTGCTCATATCCCAAATCCAGGGTTGACCCCGGACACTATTATTAA